TCCACATCAGTAGATATTCTGAAAGAAGCACTATTTAAGTTTCAGTTAGAAAGAAATGGATTGACTGGAACTCCTTATGAATTGACACTGGTGGTTGCATCAGATACTGCGGGTGCTGATGTTTTTGCTTCCCTGGACTGGGAAGAAATTAGTAGGTAATTATTAATTGGAGGTTTTATTATGAGTGAAGTTTATCTTGGCAATCCTAATCTAAAAAAAGCAAATACACAAATTGAGTTTACAGAGGAACAAATCATTGAGTTTCTCAAGTGTAAAGAAGACCCAGTATATTTTGCCAATAACTATATTAAGATTGTTTCTCTTGATGAGGGTTTAACGCAGTTTCATCCATATCATTTTCAGGAGAAGTTAATTAACAACTTCCACGAAAATAGATTTAATATCTGTAAGATGCCACGACAGACTGGTAAATCCACCACAGTCGTATCATACCTTTTACATTATGCTGTTTTTAATGACAGTGTTAACATCGGCATTCTGGCAAACAAAGCGGCAACTGCAAGAGAATTATTGCAAAGATTACAAACTGCTTATGAAAACTTGCCTAAATGGATGCAACAGGGTATCCTGTCATGGAACAAAGGTTCGATGGAGTTAGAAAATGGCAGTAAGATATTGGCAGCATCTACGTCTGCAAGTGCTGTCCGAGGTATGTCATTTAACATCCTCTTTCTCGACGAGTTCGCGTTCGTCCCAAATCACGTTGCTGACTCGTTCTTTGCATCTGTTTATCCTACTATTACTTCTGGTAAAAACACCAAAGTAATCATCGTATCCACTCCACACGGTATGAATCACTTCTACCGTATGTGGCATGATGCAGAGCAAAATAGAAATGAATATGTTCCAACAGATGTTCATTGGTCAGAAGTTCCTGGTAGAGATGAGCAGTGGAAAGCAACGACAATTGCTAATACTTCAGAGCAGCAATTCAAAGTTGAGTTTGAATGTGAGTTTCTAGGATCGGTCAATACTCTTATCAATCCAACAATTTTAAAAAGTTTAATTTATGAAGATCCAATAAAAAGAAATGCCGGACTAGATGTTTATGAGGAGCCAATCAAGGATCACAATTATCTAATCACGGTAGACGTTGCTCGTGGACTTGGAAATGATTATTCTGCATTCATTGTTGTTGATATTACAGAATTTCCATATAAGATTGTTGCAAAATATCGCAACAACGAAATTAAACCAATGCTGTTTCCAAATATTATTTTGGATGTGGCAAAAGGATACAATAATGCTTGGTTATTGGTAGAAGTTAATGATATTGGAGATCAGGTAGCAAGTATTCTTCATTATGATTTGGAATATGAAAACATTCTTATGTCTTCAATGAGGGGCAGAAATGGGCAGGTTGTTGGTCAAGGATTTTCTGGTAGCAAAACACAACTCGGTGTTAGAACAACATCTGCAGTAAAAAAACTTGGATGCTCAAACTTAAAAACTCTTATTGAAGAATATAAGTTACTTACTCTCGATTATGAAATTATTTCGGAACTGACTACTTTTGCTCAAAAGCATAACTCCTTTGAAGCAGAAGAAGGTTGTAATGATGACCTTGCAATGTGTCTTGTTCTTTTTGCATGGTTGGTTGCACAAGATTATTTCAAAGAAATGACTGAGAATGATATTCGTAAAAGAATTTATGAAGAGCAGAAAAATCAAATCGAACAAGATATGGCACCATTTGGATTTATTTCTGATGGATTTAATGACGAATCAACTTTTGTAGATAATTCTGGTGACAGATGGTATACTGATGAATATGGCGATATGTCTTATATGTGGGACTATGGTTGATGGACTTTGATGATCAAGTCGAACTCGAACATTTGTTATTTTTTGATCGCAAATGTAGAGTTTGTGGAAGAGTTAAGAGTTTAATGGATGACTTTTATCTTACCAGAAGAGATAGGGGAACTTTGCCATCTTCATATTCTTATGAATGTAAAGAATGCACTATTAAAAGAGTAAGTAAAGGAAGAAAAAATAATTCCAAATGGGAATATCCTGATTGGTAGATATTCATGCAGTGTTTCCCCACTGAAAATACCCTTTTCCATAAATATTTTTAGATAAATTTGGATTGCGAGGGAAAACAAGATGCCATTAAATTTAGCATCTCCTGGAATTAAAGTAAGGGAAGTAGACCTTACTATTGGAAGAGTTGATCCATCTTCAGCAAAAGTTGGTGGTCTTGTCGCTCCTTTGGCACAAGGTCCAGTAGAATTTCCAACTTTAATTGGATCAGAAAAAGATTTACTTGATAATTTTGGAAAACCATATGGTAATGATAAACACTATGAGCATTGGCTTACTGCATCATCATATCTTGCATATGGTGCTGGTCTAAGAATTGTAAGATCTGATAGTTCAAATCTTTGGAATGCATATGTAGGAACAGGATCTTCAACTAAAGTTAAGAGTGTTGAGCATTATGAGCAACTTGGATATGATGAAAATGTAATTACTGGTAAGACATTTGTATCTAAGAATCCAGGATCTTGGGCAAATGGAATTAGAATTGGAATCATCGATGCAAAAGCAGATCAAATTCTGACCGGAGTTAGCACGAGTGGGATCGTTGTTGGTTATGGTGTTACCCAATCTTTGGCAGGAAAAGTAGAAATTGGAGTAGGATCTACAACGTCTCTTGATGGATCACACCTGAAGGGAATTGTCACCGAAATTGGAGTTGATCAAGTATCGATAAAAGTTCTTTCAAAAGTTACTGGATCGACAGAAACACCAGTAGATTATCAAGAATCTGGAACTTGGGCATTTACCAATTCCGGCAATGTTGCGATTCATACCGCAGGTGAGAATGTATCTTACGGATCCACTTCTTACATTGGACAACAAGATTGGTTTGGACAACAAACCTTTGCAACTTCAACTAAAACAGTTGGAGGAACAGTTACGATCACAACTGAATCCTGGAATACCGTCGCAGATCGTCCAGGAACATCTCAATATGTTACTGATCGAGCAGGAAGATTTGACGAAGTTCATGTTGTTGTAATCGATGGTGATGGTGATATCACCGGAAATGCAGGAACAATTTTAGAAAAACATCTCAATCTTTCTAAAGCAAAAGATGCAGAATTCTCAGCAGGAACCCCATCTTATTGGAGATCTTATCTGAAATCAAACTCAGCTTTTGTTTTTGGTGGTGATGAACCGGCAGATATTACCGTTACTGGATATACTTCAGAGTTTACGAAAGTAACCCCAACTGAAGGTGCATGGGATCAAAATTCTGAAGGAACTATCTTTAATGGGTGTGGCAGTCAGGACTTTGAATTTACTGGAGGTAGAAATTATGATGGAGGAAGTGATATTACAGCAGATGGAGCACTTTCACCAAGTCTCAGTGATTTAGTAACTGGTTATGGATTACTTGAAAATACTGAAAAGTATGAAATTGATTTCTTAATCATGGGATCAGCAAACTATGAAAAGGAATCTGCACAGGCATTGGCAAATAAATTAATTGCAGTTGCTGGTGCTAGAAAAGATGCACTTGCATTTATTTCTCCATACAGAAAAGCCTTTATTGTCGATACAACTGCAGGACAGGTAACTGTCAATAGTGATGCAGAAATCACTGACAACGTATTGTCTTTCTATTCACCTATTACTTCATCCTCGTATGCAGTATTCGATAGTGGATATAAGTACATGTATGACAGATTTGCGAATACATTCCGTTATATTCCTCTGAATGGAGATATGGCAGGTCTTTGTGCTCGCAATGACATTGACAATTTCCCATGGTTCTCACCAGCAGGAACTTCTAGAGGTGCAATCCTCAACGCAGTCAAACTGGCATATAATCCTTCTCAAACACAAAGAGATAGATTATATTCTGCAAGAATCAATCCAGTTATTGTTTCCCCTGGTGGTGGAATCATTCTTTTCGGGGATAAAACTGGACTTGCAAAAGCATCTGCATTCGATCGTATCAACGTTCGTCGTTTGTTCATCTATCTTGAGGATGCAATTTCTGCTGCTGCTAGAGATCAACTATTTGAGTTCAACGATGAGATCACAAGAACTAACTTTGTAAACATTGTTGAACCATTCCTCCGTGATGTTCAGGCAAAACGAGGAATTCAAGATTATGTTGTTATTTGCGATGAGACAAATAACACTGCTGCAATCATAGATAATAATGAGTTTGTGGCAGATATTTACATCAAACCTGCAAGATCAATCAACTTCATTGGTCTTACATTTGTTGCCACCAGAACTGGTGTTTCATTTGAAGAAGTTATCGGTAACGTTTAAT